AGACGAAACCCATCTTCTAAGAAATGTAAGTCCAAAACTGCGCCAGCTCGCCGGAGATCAGGCCTCCGTCAGAACCCTCGACAGACGCAGAGGTACTCCCCTAACACCTAAGTAAACCCCCAATATATAAAAAGATACAAACATGAACACCCTAAATGAGACTTTCAAAAACGGCGCGGCCATCGTGAGTCTCATTTGGAGCGTAGGAAAAATGCAAGATTGGGTTAGGTGTAATCAGTATTAAAGCGTAGAGCCGTTGAATAAATACAAAATGTTTACCATCACATGTTCTAAGGTACCGTCGTCCCGTGTTCCAGTTTTTGAGACCCCCACTGAGCAGGCAAAAGCTCGGATAGCGAAGGCTGCAAATAATAATAATAAGAAGCGTAATAGACACTGGCGTCAACACGTGTATTCACATCCTTCACAAGAAGAAATCGCGAACAGGGCACTTAGTAAAGGCGCTGAGAGAATTAGGGAGATGGAAATAGAAATCGAAAGGTATAAACAAGTGAACACAAAACTAGAGAGACTCGCTAAATGGAATCTTCGTTCATCTCATTCCTCACTAAAAACTTCCGAAGAAATGCTACAACTGCTTCAAGATACGTTCGGTGACGAGGCTTTTGAGAAGACTGAGGATGAGAAGTAACTCCATGTGTGTTAGATCCGTTGTACGTCATGCATACAGCTTCATCTTCATCTTCATCTTCAATAAATCCGAGAATAGATTTATACATTGATATTTAAACGTTTCTATGCTTTAGTTGCATTTAAATGAACCTAAGTCGTCACGTAGATTTGTAATATTTAAGTAAAGATGTTCGCACTCAGACAACCCGCCTTTCGACCCACCCCCTTCCGCTTCAAGCCTAAGGTTAAAAAATCCGTAGCCAAGAGTTACTACGCACTCGATTATAGCAACAGTACAGTACTCGAAAAAGTTTCTAATCACGATCTTTTTCATGTCATAGCATTTCATAAAGCTGGACATGAAGAAGGAATTTATTCAATTACGGATACAGATGCAAATGATATCCCTCAACACTTTATCGTAGCGTTCGTAACATTTGACGATGCGTATAGGTACAAAACGCTTCTAGAAGCTGAGATGGACTCATATTCACCTTATATTCAATATGCATCAAGATTTGAACTCGACCACGCGTGCAGTGTTGGGGGATATCGTTGTAGGGTCGTAAATAAAGGGGCACTCATCACTCCACCCATGAGAACTGTAAAACTGACTGATTGGGAAATTCGTCAGTCTCTCATAGATGGTAATTGGTCTGTTGCACCTAAACCGGGGAATCATCGTGAATAACAATGGATTCTAAACTATTGGAACGACTCATGATAGGAGAAAGTCCGCTGATGATTGGATCTCTCTTCTGTGCACATGAATGACGTTCCATAGAAGCGACCGTATTAAATGTAGACCAACACGTGTTACAACGAACAGTGTTATATCCCCTGTTAATACAAGTATTAACCTGTTCCGTTGAATGGTATCCCATATGGTTTATCAAACCCTGCATATCGGAGAATACGGAGCCACATAATTCACACGAACAGTCGAAGGGATGTGTGTATGCATCCGGTAGTCTCTTGTAGCGTTTTTTAAATAAAAAGTCTAAACACATATACTTCCCTGATATATTATTAAGTGTGTTTTTCTGTAAATTGATAATCGGGATACATGTATCGTAATTTTTGTTTTTGAAACATAAATACGGTTACCTTTTCGTATACAGACATTGTTTCCGTTTTGAAAACAACAGTCCGTGCACTGTGATCGACACGAACTTCCATACCGTACGCATTCGGATATTCTGGGGTGTCATCTGGTAAAATGTCGTATAAATGTCTTTTTGCACGTTTATCGTCGAATAGTAGATCCTCGGAAAGACTAGTAGTAGATTGTGGCCGTACATGGTTTTGTAAAAGGGTTATGCGTCTTAACGCTGGACCAATGCGTATTGTATTCATCTTACATATTTAACGCGAGTATTTTTTAAACAACTTTTATGTTTTTGATGATAGCATTGTTTTTCTTAGCGAGTAGATCGATTATACCCGCTATACCTTCCAATATAAGAAGAGATTGCTGGGACATTACGACTATTTTGGCGAAGTTGGTTTTCGGTGACATATCGCCGTAGCCAACGGTACTCATGGTCGTAAACGAGAAGTACCATGGATCTAAATTACTGTCTGTAAATCCAAAGTCTTCCTTGTTAAACATTATTTTATAGACGAACCCATAAAATATGGTCGTCATGAGCATAAGAAATGGAATGAACATTTTATTATATACATATATATTAAATGTGGTTGACTTACTTTTTGTTGACCACTGTCCTGATACTCCTGTACATGGTTACTATAAGAAGAAATAGGGTTGATTATAAATGCTTTCTTCTTACGTTACCGACGTCTCACAGGAGACAAAGGAAATTTTTTAGACGATACGATAAGTCTATACCCATAGAAACCGTATATGGAACAGACACTAAGATCGTAGAGAATGCGGAAAAGTTTAAACGTATAGTTAAACCCGAATATTATAACGAAGCACTCAAATTGCATTACAATACAACCGAAAAGCGTCCAGATATTACATATTTTGATATGGGGGCTATAGGGTGTTACATGGGACACATGGAATGTTACAAAAGATCATTTTCGCAAGGTTTAAAATACGCCGTTGTATTTGAGGACAATGTGATCATTAAAAGTCCGGAATTATTTGATCAAATTCAAAACGTGATAGACGTAATGGGTGACGATTTTGAAATATGTTTCTTCCACTGTCTTTCTAGGTACCCCGAGGGGAGCGATAAGGGTTTAGAACGTGTAAAATGGATAACGAGTATGAAATGTTATTTAATTCATGTGGATAACATGCGTAAATATCACAAACATTTCTTTCCGATAGATAACCACGTAGATTTAAAACACGAAGATATAATAGCTCAAGGTGCCCGTGTATATTATAAAGACTTGCGCGAGTATATGAAAATAGACAGGTCGGGTCCAAGTACGATTGGACACAGCGATTGGGGTGCTAAGATGTATTTCTCTAGACAATATCCATCTATAACTACGAGAGTTCTTAAATATGGGTATTAAAGTTATGAAGCGTGTGTATTATAAATGAGTGTGAAAGAAGATGTTACATTTATATCGATGCCATACACCGAACGCGTTAAAATTTATAATGAACGGAAAAAATGTGCAACTGAAAAAGCTATGAACAGTGAAAAAATTCATTATAAATCTACTAGCGACCCCGAAAGGTTCAAAGAGTTTCTCGAGAAGCGACTCGAGTTATGGGACTCTCTTAAATCGAACGTGATCGAAAACGGACGATTGAAGAAAGGGTTTACGAACAGATACCACGAGAAGATGTACGATAAGACCAATGAGATCATACAGAATCTACCCTGTTAAGCTCGTCGTCTTGGTACGACATATCTTTACTTTTCCTTTTGCTCATATTTGAAAAAGCCCCTAACCATCTATTAACAGCTCGTTTTGAAGCGATAACAGAATTTGTTTCATCATTCACAACGATACTGAGTCCGTTGCATACATCGGGTTTATTGGGTTTATTGGGAAACTGAACCTGAAATGCTTGGATAGAAACTGCGGGGATGTCCGGTGCTTCATCTAACAGTCGATCATAATCTTCCCTACACTTCATTACGAATTCGACCACATTTGCCCTATGCCTTACATCTAATGACAGTTCCATATCAATATTTCTATAGAATTTGGACCATTGTACACACATAGCAGAATGCCCTTCTGAAAGACTTAAACTCTGACTAAACTTTGAGATACTCGTCAAAATCCCCCCCAATACATTCATGAAAGCAAAGAAATACTGAATGACCATTATATTGTTTTTGGTATCTTGAGATACATTTTCATTACCACTCGGATTTAATACTGCAAAACCACCGACACCTGTTATCGATGCAATTACAATCGAAGGGTATGCTAACCAGTCGTTTTGCTTCTTATAAAATAGACGAGAGTGATTATGAAGCCACCGATATCCTGCACCCTTTTCTGCCCAGCGTATTAGTAATTTTTCCTGTTTTTCACACCATAAACAGTTTACCTGTTCATCGAGTGAAGTTTTATCAGACATGGCCTGTACTTATGTTACGTTTAGATTATTCTGAAATTCGTATGCAGTTGAACGCGCCAATTTATCGACAAGTTCATTTTGCACGTTTCCATTATGAGCTTTTACCCAGCGCCATTCTACAATTTTTATAGACTGAACAAGTGTATCGAGAGTTTTCCACAGTTCTTTATTTTTTACAGCGGACCCGGATGCCGTGCGCCATCCGTTACGCTTCCAATTTTTTATCCACGAAGTGATTCCATTTTTCGTATAATTGCTATCTGTAAAAATACGCACTTCGTTAATGCCAATCTCAATTACCTTCTGCAACCCCCTCACAATTGCTGTCATTTCCATAATATTATTCGTAGTTTCCCGAGATCCACCGGTTAGTTTAAAATCTCGTGAAATGACGCCCCATCCCCCGGGCCCTGGGTTTCCGAGACAGCTACCATCTGTATAAATCTCAAACATATTATTACTTATCGTCTACTTTTTAAGATGAATAAAAATATACATAAAATGTATATGAAGTTTTTTAAGAAACCGACCATCGTCAGAACGATTGTAATCTCATTCATAGTTGCATGGGTTGTAGTCATATTTCACGCATTATTCCTCGCAAAGGATTCCGAATATGATTTCCCAGGTGAACAGCAACTCAGTGAACTTTTGACGAGTGCGTTTAAGAAAGATAAGAAAATGGAGAAAAAGAAACAGGAGATAAAAGAAAAACCTACATTAGCCAAGCAGGCTGAGGCGTATATTGAACTTGATTACGGCTTTTAAATCTATATAATAATAAGATGCAAGCTTTAGTAGTAATTGGCTGCGCTTTCACAATATCGGTGGTTATACCGATAACTCGTCGTTTGGCCGCACCCAGCCCAACTTTATCACGTCCACCTTCAATACCTCTCATAGCGGGTGAGGTAAGTTGGACAGAAATATCATCGAACCATCTTATTACAGCTGCTTTGAAAGATAGAATAGATAACCCAACGTACGTACCTGGGCCATCTGATTTTTTCAAAAGAGACCCACAGATTGTTCGGTGGGAGAGTGAACACCCTGTATTGAGTAAATTTTGTTTTCTTTGCTATGGATCGTCGGGAAAAAACATTACGTCAGCGTCTAAATATAGATTGAAATTTATAAATCTCACGAGTGAACGAGTAAAGTTTATAATAAAGCCTGTTCCAAAATCGTGTTTTTTAAAATTTTTTAGATTTGAATGTTGTATTCCCGGTCTCACCGGGGCAGGTAATGTCGCGTTCGAAGCGGATATACAAGAAACGGCACCTGACCCGAATGTCGCAAGACTTTCACCCATGATACCCGGTAACTTACCGGATATCATAGAATTTCCGATACCTAAAAAAACTGTATACGTAACACTCGTGTTAAATGACGTTCCCATTTTTGAAGATAGAAAGATGTCTCATTATGATACATTTATATGCAGAGAACACTTGGTGGGACGCGGGCGAAGTAGCTCGGAACATGTACTTAAAGGTGTATACACTAATTGAACTAAAATGGATTCACTCGAACAAGTTATAGAAGATTTATCATTTTTCAGAGATCTTATGATTGATAAAGATTATAAAATACGGCTTCGGTTTGAAGAATATAGATTTAAACTGAAGCAGTATTACGGTTTGAAACTTGCATTTGGATTATCTTTTATAGCCAATGTTATTTTAGGTACACATTTTGCATTCAGAGATGAAAATATAACTGAGCCTTACATGTTTAGAAATTTTACCGATACAACTTTTTAACAGAGACGCGTGCATTACCAAATGCTCGTTTTAAATATTCACAAGCTTTTGTACACTGACTTTCATTCGTACACGAAAAGAAATCCATACGTATCTTTTTATGTTCGGGCCACGTGTGCATAGAAAAGTGACTTTCTGCAAGTAAATATATAATTGTCATTCCTTGGGGTTTAAATTCGTGCATCATTTTATTCAACACGTTTGACTCGGAATATTGTAACGCGCCTTCACAAATACGTAAAAGTGCTTGATGATCATGTATCAATTCACCTGGTACATTATCAACGTCCACTATATAATGAACTCCTACATGCATTGGTTTGTGCATTAAGTGAAGTTTGATGATTACAACGAGAACTATGGCTAATATAACTACAGTGGATCCCCTGATATACATCCTATATTGAGGCTATATATTTATTTTGCTTGTCGGGTTCGTAATATTTTAATTCATGTTTTAACGATCGTAATTCATTATTGCGCATACGTTTATGATTGTAATCGGAGCACATAACGAATCCATATTTATCATTTCCGTATGTATACATCTTCCCATAATATGGTATGACGTATTGAAATACCCTCTGTAAATTTACTTGTATTTCCCTGACCTTTTCTTGTTCATCTATCGAATCCTTTTTGTTTATAAATCCATTTTTAATTAGTATTCCATTTGAGGTTAACTTTCTTTTACATACTTCAAAAAATTTATTAGTCTCTAAAGGAGAATTATTATTATTGTCTTCAGTTGAATCTACAATTATTAAATCGTATTTTCCATTTGAGAGTTCGTGGATGGTTTTGGATGCATCGCCTATTTTGATAGAAACCCTAGAATCATTTTCATATGCTTTGACTTTAAAATATTTTTTACTCGCTATAATAACGTCGTTATCCAATTCAAGTACAGTAACACTTTCGACGCTCTTATATCTCATAATTTCTCTCAATGCCATGAGATCTCCCCCACCCACTATGATAACATGACGCAGATTTTTTATGTAATATGCGGGAAAATGTGATATCATTTCGTGATAAACATGTTCTTCCCCTTTACATAATTGAATTTCGTTATCCAAAATCATACATTTATCAACACCGTATTCATTTGGGTTATAGTCTAAAACACGAATTCGTTGATATTTATTACGTTTATCGAGTAACTTTCTGGCTCCGACGATTCTATTCAAAAAGTCGACATCTGTCTCGAACCATAATATCTGAAAGATTATGACTAATAGAATCAGTAGAATGATGCCAATTATACGTTCATCCATATATATTATCATATATAAAGATTTTGAACGTATTCCTAATAGATGAAGCTTCTTATCAAGAAGCTATCAGATGATTCTATTATTCCTACACGGGCCTCCCCTGGATCTGTTGGATATGATTTATACAGTACCATCGACATGTTCATCCCTCCATTAGAGAGGGGTATCGTAAGTACCGGTATTGCAGCTACCATTCCCATGGGTTGTTACGGTAGAATTGCTCCCCGTTCCGGTCTGGCCGTAAAATTCGGTATTCAGACTGGGGCGGGTGTGATTGATCCTGATTACACCGGTGAACTAAAGGTGATCCTGTTTAATCAGGGTGGTCAACAATTTGAAATTAAAAAGGGAGATAAGATTGCCCAACTTATTATGGAAAAATGTGAACTCCCTCTCATCGAGGAAGTTATGGAAATTGGTGATACCGAGCGCGGAAACCGTGGCTTCGGTTCATCTGGTTAACCGTAAATAATATAATACATATGAGTATTTAGTTACCGAAAGCAACTCCGCCCATACCGTCTTTTATCTTTAATATGTTATAATTGACGGTATATGCACGTACAATTGTACCATTCCTAGTACCCCCTTTAAGTACCAATTTAGCGCTGTCGATACGACTGAAATTTAAACTACCACTGGGCTGCGATCGGTTCAGTGTTAAACAAAATGGCCATGTAAAAGTAGACACGGTACTTAAGGCAGCTGGAGGAAGCACTGTACAATGCATCTCGGGAACAACGTTGTGATGATAAATCGCGCTCATCTCTTCAAATAGAGGGGTTCCGTTGATGTATAAAGTAGAAGTATCGAATGTGAAATTAGTGTCCCATTGCTGATTATCGGCCTCCGACGATACAACGTGAACAGCCTTGCAGGGGTGATTGAAATATGTTAGATCTACGTCGGTGTCTGTGGGAGTCATGGGTTGAAATTGTGTCTGGGTAATAAGAATTTCGTGGTCCTGTTTGACTATAAGTTCGCGTTCATCGGTATCTACGTATACGTAAGTGCCGTAAACTTTGGGGGCAGCAAGACCGGCACGGGTCATACTAGACCTGCAACGAATGCGTAACTCTACCTGATGGAATTGGAGTGCGGTGAGAGGAAGAGATTTGGTCCAATCCTCTGAGAAGAAGAATGGTAAGACATAATGATCACATCCAGCAGCGGTGGTACCATATGCATTTTCTGGAATTTCATCTAGAGTTACAGAGCACGACGCCTTAGCCTGATCCTGTTTGTATAGTAAGTTGTGTACACCCTGGATGAATAAAGAATCAAGGCGAGTAACCTCTTGACCACCGATCCACAAAGAAAACTCAGTTGTACTGGGATCGTCCCTGCTAAAAAATCCATTGTTGTTGGCGTCGGTGGATGAAATCTGTGGACCTTCAATCCATATGTAACTTAAAAGGTCACCCTTAGTTCGAAGAGGAATTACTACTTCGTTACCGGCTCCAAATGTACCCACGTAATCAAGGCGCTCAGGCTTGATCGAAAAATTCGTATGACGTTTATAATTTTGGTGGAAAAATGACACTTGAGGTGACCCGGTAATGAATACATCCTGGGCTCCCTTTGACACGAGGTCAATCAAAGCAGCTGACATTTATTAGTATATGATATTAAAAATTTACCGCTATAACGAATTATGGTACAGTTCCACGTTTTAACATGGGACGCACGTGACGAAGATCACCAACATATAATCAGGATGTTTGGAAAAACTATCGAGGGAAAATCTGTATGTGTGACTACACCCTTTAAACCATACTTCTTCCTGAAAGTTCCTGCTAATATGAATGCGGCTGATACAATTAAACACGTGACGGATATATGCCCAGATATAGTTCGCTGTGATGTAGTTACAGGGAGAGACATGGAAGGATTTCAGAACGATGAAAAACGATCTTTTATTCAAGTTACATGCAACAACCTATTGTCTCGACGTTTTATAAGTAATAAGTTGAGAAAGACCAATAAAGACACACTTAAAAAAGCTATGGCTCAGATGAAACAAAAAGAATGCGATGTTACCTTAGCCGAGGAACGTACTAGACGTCTTTCTGAGGAACACGAAAGATTCGCTGGAAGCAAACAGGTTGAATATTTACGTGGAATTTTAGAGCGATCTAAAAAAGACGTGACTAAAGTCGAGGCTGTAAGTTCTTTGCGACTATACGAAGCTAATTTGGACCCTGTTTTACGATTCATGCACCGAACAGGTATTCAGTCTACTGGATGGGTAAATACAGGCTTACTGAATGACGACGGAACACCTACATGTATACAAAATTCTCATGCATTGGTAGACATTGATCTATACTGCGCACATTGGAAATGTCTTAAACCGTATGGAACGACAGATGCGGCACCTTTTGTTATGGCTTCACTCGATATAGAATGTTATAGTTCAACGGGTAAGTTTCCAGATCCACAGGTCCCCGGTGATGTATGCTTTCAGATCGCGATATCGCTCCTGAAATTCGGTGATTCCGAACCATTCGAGAAAATTTGTTTTTGTTACAAGCAAACAGATACCAATCTAGAAGGTTCTATTATAAAATCGTATAATACGGAAAAAGACATGCTAATGGCTTTTAGTGAATATTTACGTGAAAAGGATATTGATATTATAACAGGTTGGAATATTTTTGGTTTTGATTTGGAATATATTATAGAGCGCGGGATTTATAACGTTTGTCCACTTATCTTCTTTCAGATGAGTAAGCTCAAGAATTATACATGCGAGCTACTGAAGAAGAAGCTCTCTTCGAGCGCTCTCGGGGATAATGAGCTGAAACTCGTGCCTATGCCTGGAAGATTTATCTTCGATCTATTTCATGAAGTAAAGCGTGAATATAAACTTGACTCGTATAAACTTGATAATGTGTCGAAATTGTATCTTGGAGACAACAAAATAGATATGTCTCCAAAAGAAATGTTTCGTCGATTTGAAGAAGGAGATCCCGTAAAGCTGAAGGAAGTTGCTGAGTACTGTATTAAAGATACATTATTACCTCATAGACTTGTAGATAAATTGTGTACATTCG